CACGTTGGTCATCTAATGCATCTTGTAATAGTTCTATTTTATTAGCATCAAACTTATTAATCACCGAAAGCATCTTGTTGTAGAGGGTTATCCCATAATAAGCTCCTCCACCTATAATCGGCAATGCCGCTAAGACCAGCGTTAACATCGTCCGGGAAGATAAAGTCAAGGAGAATGTTTTGTTGTTGTCCATATTCCTGTTCCTGTAACATAGTTAAAACATCGTTTAACTGTATTTCTTGCAGCTGAATGCCGTTGTTTAAAATATCCAGTGACATGGTAATACCAAACCCTGGAACTAATTCTTTGCCTGCAGGAACTTTAACTTCCTGTTTAGATTCTGTTTTCTTTTCTTCTTTCTGCTCTTCTTTTGGCTTTGAGCCTTGCTGCGACTCTGTCCCGCTTGAGCTGTTCGTAGTAGCTTCTTTCTTTGTTTCTTGTTTCGGCTGGCTCTCTAAAGACTCCTCCTTCGGTTGCACTAAATCTGGCATAGTCGTCGTCAAGACCTGCGCATTCTCCGGTGCAGTTACATTGTCTATTGCTGGAGGTTGTACACTCGTGGAGATCTGGCTTACTGGGTCTGTTGAAGAACCATCCGAAGTTGCTTGGGGTATAGTCGTTGATAGAGGCGATACGGGATCCGTTACGCTCATTGTGCAGTTTCTGTTTGTTTCTATCCAGTCTGTCCAAACTCCGTCTGAGTAAGGAGTTGAGCAGTTGAACTGTCTTACCTGAGTTATTGTTCCTTCGTAACCTGAATCGCATGCTATTTCCCTACTTTCTGCAGTATCAATACAAGTCGCTGGTGCTGGGCTACAATTTTCTGAAGTAGTGACCCAAGGACCGAATGTATTGGTTTGACAATAATAATCCCTAACTTGGTTAACCACACCAATAGTATTAGGCTCAGTACATGCAAGCGTTCTATACTCCACTGTGTCGCTACATGTAGTATTTGTTTGATATATTGAACAGTAAGGGTCACTAGGGTTGTGCCATACGCAGTAATGTTGTTCCAAAGCCACTTCCACGCTGATGTCATAGCAGACCATACTCGTCCCATCATACCAACCACTTTCGTTTTGATCGTAAGTACAATACCATGTATATCCATAATTACTCCACGTTGTCAGGATTATAAGGGTAAGTAGTAGCTTCTTCATCTTTTACCTCAGGCTTTTTTACCTCATAGTTCTGACCATATAGTTTTTTGAATCTAGCAGGTTCTAATTCCCACCAGGCTAATCTAGCTGCATCGCCGACTGAACCACCAACAGGGCAGGGGCTGCCCGACATTTCCATAGCATCCCAAACATCTGGGTTTTTACAGAGCAACGACACTGCTGCTACTTTGAGGCCCATGTCATGTAAAGCCTTCGCGTTCTTTAGTCTCACACAGTTATCGTCTGTCATAACAGTCCCCCCTGAAATCGCGAAGACACCTGTGTTAGCTCCGCCGCTAACAGGTACAGCACATACATCTTGTGAAAATGCAGACATGGACGGCGCCATGGCTGAGGGAACGGGTTGGCCTTGGTATTTTATGGTGGTCGTTCCACCAGCGAAAGCATACTTTGTTACGAGTAAAGCAAAAGCAGCGCCCAAAGCGACGCTAAGATACCAAATAAAATCTTTCAACTAATTGCCCCAAAAGTATTGACTTATAGGCAATATTATACATTATTTTTTAAAATTCTACCCAGCCTGTGATGATATATTTAGTACCACCGATTGGAGGGTTTCCTCTATGAGTATGGGTATAAGCTGTAGGGAATATAATGCAGTCACCTTTTTGTGGCTTGTATCTATAGTGTTGATACAAAAACTCTGTTTCACCTGCTTCAAAATCATCATTGAGATATGCAGTCCATGTAAGTAAACGATTAGAATCTTGTCTATTGGTAGATTCTGCATGCCAAATATGATAACCTTGTCCTGGTTCTGTCTTTTGTATCTTTATTGTGTAAGATTTATGCTCAGCAAATGATTTTAATACATCAAATTGATCTGCATATTGTTTATAACAATGTCCCCAGAACACACGATTAAATTCATTCATGAGTTCTTGATCTGTATGTTGAAGTGGAAAGTTAGGTAAGTATGTAGCTGTATCTTGCTTTTCTGTCTTAGGTGCGCCATCATGTTCTTGTCGATTTAATGTCATACCACCTTGTTCAGCAACATTATAAAATTCTATAACACGATTGCAAAACTCATCACTAAACGCTTTTTCGTATACTTGTATAAATTGCATAATTTTCTCTTTCTTTATTTAAAATATGGCCCAACTAACCATGTTACACAACTATATCTTACACCTTTTGTAACAGGTTCGACACCATGTACCATATAACTTGGAAATATTAACACAGTTCCTTTTTTCTGAGGTGGGTAATAAAGTGTTCCATTTGCATTTAAAAAGAACTTACCGCCTTCAAAGTCATCATTTAAAAATGCTAATGCTGTTAGCTTTCTTGTCTCATTGCTGTGTTGATGAAATGTATCCACATGAGGATTGTAATGTCCATCAGGATTGTAGATTAAAAACTCAGTTTGGTTTGCATGAGTAATTGTATACTGCCACCAGTAATGATTAGCATTTAATCCTGTTGATGTTAGTGTTGCGCCAATACCTACATTCTGTGGAAGTATAACTCGTTCTGTATCACGAATGCTTTTGTCTATATTACCAGTACCAATATGTGGAGGTTCTTTTTTAATGGCGTCTTGTGTATAAGTTTTAATTAAGTTTTCACAAAAAGAATCTGTCACATGGTTCTCAAATACAGCACAGTCTGTTAAGTGTCTTGTATGTTGAACTTGTCCTTGTTCATTTGTTGTTTTAGATAAACCTAATTGTTCTCTACCATCATACTTTTGGTCTGCATGAGGTCCATCTGCATCGACATAATGTAAAAATACTTGCGCTTGCCATTCACCTTCAAACTTTTCACGCCAATGTAATTTTTCTTGCCCACGATATAAAACCGCATCGCCAATATTCATCCACACTGCAGATATGTTTTTAGCTTTGACATCCTTATACTTATTGTCGCCTTCTGAATTGTAAGGTTCTGCTTCACTGTCTTTGTCTGTTGGGTCAGCCATGAATATAGCCCATTGTTTACCAGACCAACCAAGGGTTATTGTAGCTGAGATTTCGCAAGCAGGTCTATCAGAATGAATTTTAAGTTCTTCACCTGGTTCATAAAGTCTTGCATAAGAGTAGGTTGGGTAAAGACGTTTACCACAATGTTTTTCAAAGTGAGGGAGAAGGTCTTCTAAGAGTTTATCAAAAGTAACGGAGCCATGAATAGCATGAGACTTAGGACATTGAGGGTCTTTTGTTGTTTTACCCTGTGCCACTAAGTCTCTTAATATACCTGTTAATTCTCGGCAGTTATCGTCATCTAAAAAGTCTTTTAAGTGTACATAGCCATTTTGTTCAAATAGCTTTACCGTGTCTTGCATAGAAACCTTTCTATAAATTAAGTTTCTATTGTATATTTAGTTTTGGCTTAAATCAAGTTTTTAATATTCTACGACTACAACACCTGCTCCACCTGCAGCACCAGTTGATGGACTCGGAGTAGTAGAAAGAGAACCACCTCCTCCACCTCCCAGTATCCCTGCAACGCCAGTATTGCCTGGACCTCCTGGATTACGAAATATAGCACCTTGTCCAGCTCCACCAAAATAAGATCCTCCGCCATTTGGTTTACTTGCAGGTTGCCCTCTTAAATTTATATCTCCCCCAGAACCTATACCACCAGGCATAACACCAGTTGATTGTGATCCTCCTGCTCCACCAGTAGCTGAACAATACGCACCAAAAGATGAAGTGCCTCCTGAAGGAGCAGTATCTACAGGTGCGCCAACACCATTTCCTCCTGAACCAATAGTAATAGGAACATTAGTAGCACTAGGGAATGGAATAATTTCTATAGCAGTACCTCCTGCAGCACCACCAGCAGCACCTACATCTGCCAAAGCCTCACCTCTAGCCCCACCCCCACCACCAGTAACAGTTACTTTAACTTTAGTAATATTACCAGGGTTGGTCCATGTGCCTGGTGAAGTAAATACTTGCATATTAGAGAATCCACCAGCAATGCCTGTTAAAGATGAGCCATCACCAGAGAATGATGTAGCAGTCATAGTGCCAGGGATAGAAAGGTTAGTGTCTAATTTAGCAGACGTGACAGCACCAGACGCTATAGCAGGTGCAGTAATTACACCAGGACCAAAGTCTGCGGAATCTATAGTACCCGGTTGAACCTTATCAATACCGGTATCGCCATTAATATTAACTGCCATGTCTTACTCCTATTTGTTCTATTATAATGGTTGTTTAGACCAAGTTTCTG